CTGTTAATTTACTTATAACACTTCTTGCTATCTCATCTTTTTGCTCATCGGATGGTATAGAATTATTAAAGTTTACTATAGTAGTCGGACTGAATCCGTTAGAAACTTCATTAATAAGATACTCACTAATTTTTTCTTCTAGTACAGTATATTCCAACGCACCTTGGTAATCAACACGACTGAAATATTTAGCTCCTACAGAATAAGGCTGTATCATTAATATCTCAATCTCAGATTTACCCTCACCGAATGCGTCGAATCTTTTAGGTACAAACTTTTTAGGATCTTCCCAGTTATCGGAATAGTAATACCCTACAATATTTCCATCTTTATCGCATTTCTCTGGGCGTAATAATTGCACAGGAATGTGATAAACCTTTACAACATTCTTATGACCTTTATCGTAATGTACTTGAAATGCACCTTGTCCTAATAAATACAAGTCTTGGATAACTCTACGCAAATCATTTGCTGTAAATAGAGTCAACATCTGCGCGTAATCATTTGGCTTTTTAGATGCATCTAAGGCACTTAAACCTTTTCCGTAGATTAATCTGCTAATGTTATTCACAACGGCGCTATGTGTAGCACTATTCGAATATCTATCAATTAAGAATTGAAAATAATTATTATCTTCCCCATAATTTACCCATTCATTACGCTTGTCTTCCGTAACTATTGGAGATGTATATGCAGATAATTCTATAACGTGGTTACTAGTCATTTAATATAAATTGGTTTGTTGTTGTATTTTCTGTATATCTTCCATCATTTACGCTGTAGTCACGAACATCTGCAAACCCTTGTGAAGTAGCAATTTGTGCTGTGCAGAAGATTTTACCTTTCCATGTGTATTTGTCTATAGTATTATAATACATCACAGCCTTGTAAGTATGTCCTTCCTTTAATGCTGGATTGATAGTAATAGTGACAGTATCGTAATAATTGCCAGCAGTCGTACCTGTTAAATCAATTACCCTATCGATGTTTGTTTCTTCATCTGTAATCTGTAGCTTATTGGCTCTTGGTAATGCGTTTAAATCCGTTAGTCTTTGTGTGACTACGAAACCTTGAACGGATGTTGTTGGCTCTAATACTATCATGTTAATATAACTTAAAGATTTACATTTTGTTTTTAATACAAAAAGGGATACCGAATTTAATCGATATCCCCTCTTAGCCTAGTGAACTATTTAGACTATGAAGTAACTAAAGTTGCACTTGTAAACAACGCTAACATAGCAGTTGATGTTGATGCATTCAAGAAGTTAGCAGGAACTTTTTCGTCCGCAACAAAGCTTAAAGAATAACCTGAAGCAGATTTCATCTCACCACCCGTTGAAATTGTACCACCTACAACATCCGCACCTTGCTCAAGTCCCATGATGAAGAATTGATCGTTGTTAGTTTGTACCACGATATGTGGACGACCATAACTTAACAACTTGATTTGCTTATGTGTAGCAATATCTTGGTGCTTTAATCTAATGTTTAATTTTTGACTAAAATAAGTAGTGCCAGCATTACGATCAGACACTACATCTTGGTCGAATGTATTATCCACACCTTTTAGTTCATACTTGTATAAAGTATCTACGTTAGTAATTGCTGTAATCATATCCGTATCCGTTGCATCATACGTTATGTCAGCTCTTGAAATTTGGAAATTGATGAAGAACACGGCTTTGAGCCCTCCGACTTGGTCCTTACATTGTTCAACGCGACCTTTTGCAATATCACATGCCATCTTGTTTATTTTTAATTAGTTATAAAAAAAGGGAGGAGTAAATCCCCTCCCCTAGTATTTGTTTGCTAGTGATTAGTTAGCTGCGTTTGTGATTCCGTATGTAACCAAATCTGAAACTGAGTGGTAGTTAACAGCGTAACCAGCTCTCATTACGATTCTTACATTGTCATCTCCTAATGTTTCGGAGGTATCAATTAATCGTATTTCATTTGCATCGTTGAGCAAACCGCAACCGAAAAACAAGTTAGAAGTTTGAGCAGCTAACATTTGGTTAGCAGTTAATCCGTTTGCTACGAATAATGGAATACCACCATAAGTTAAAGATCCGTTAGTATACCATTGTGTTCCTTTATTGTCAGTACCGTTGTTAGATGTAGCAGCTACACCGAATCCACCTAATGCAGAGATGTAAGATTTAGCGATGTTTTGAGATACATAAATTTTCAAATCATCTGCTCCGTATACTGCAGCTGGAATCGCTTTGTACACTTTTTCAAGCTCTTCGATGCAGTTCGCAGCCGTAACCGTAGCACCCGCCACTTCATTTGCAGTAGGCAATGCAGCGTCAGTAGTTAATAATGTCATGATACCAGCAACTTGTCCGTCAGTAGCATTAACACCATTCCAAATAGAAGACTCAATTGCAGAAGCAACTTTCTCTACTACGAATGCAAGTAAGTAATCAGCAAAAGATTTAGCTAAAACTTTGTTTGCAGAATAACCCATTTCTTCTGATTGCCAAGAAGTGATGTAGTCTTTTTTACATAAAGATAGGTTAACTTGAAAATTCTCTAAAGTTAATGTACGCTCTGTGATAGTTACTGTAGAAGTAGCAGAAAAATCACAGCTCGAATTTGCAAGAAGCCCGTCTGTACTCAATTTGTTAATAACCGCTTTGTACGCGATGTTAGGCATGATAGTCATACCCCCGTTTGCTAATGTGTTACCGCTTAATAAAGCAGCTTTAACCCACATTCCTGAATGTTGACCAGAATATGAAGTCGTTAATGATGTTGTAGTTGCCATAGTTTATTTTATTTATAAATTGTTTCTAAAATGTTGTCGCGAATACTTCTCGCTTTACCAGGTGTTAAGTCGATGTGCTCAACTGTTTTTGAATTCTCTGGATTAAACTGAATTGGTTTAGGCTCTTCTGCTAGCTCTACAACGGAATCAGTAACCTTAGAAAGCTCTACAATCTTAGCTTCTAACTCTGCAATCTTTTCTTCTAATGCAGAAAAATGTTGCTCTTCAACTTGTGAACGTACGATTTTTTTAACCTTCGTTTGTTCAGGTGTTTTTTCAGCTTCAACAGGTACTTCTGTTTCTGCTTCTTCAGTGTTCTCTTCAGTAGCTTCAACGATAGAGTCTATAACTCCATCCTCTTTTACTACTAAGATTTTACCATCCGTTAGTTCATATTCACCAACAGGAAGTGGCACAGGCTCGGCATCAGGAACTACGATAAATACGTTTTGTCCTGCTTCAAACATATCAGCTTGGATAGTCGTTTGACCATCTGCTAATACTTGGTCTTCCAACTTCGTTTCTAAAACTTCTGGCTCAACACCTGTAAGTTCAATAAGAAAGTTTTTAACCTTTTTTAAAAGTGTTTCTTTTTCCATACTTTATTAACTTATTATTAAATAGTTTGTTTTAAATTACCCCCTAGATTCAGAGATAACTCGTTCAACTACAGTGTGATTAACGTTAGAAATACTTTGTTGTACATCACTTCCAATGCCTTGTGCTTGTAATGTGCCATCACAACATTCACTAGAGTATTTTCCGTCTTTACATAGACACCCTCTTTTGCCCCCTTTTGGTGATGCTTTTGAAATTCTTACTTTCTTTTCCATATTTGTTTTGTTTATTGTTTATACTAAGATTTTAACTACTGAGAAATTTAAATCTGAAACTCTTACATCTGTTTGGTTGGTATTTTTAACAAATAACTCTACATAATCATTTGTAATTAAATCAATTTGGTACTGTGTACTTCCAGGGTGTTCTTGATTAGAAGTAGATGTCCTAATTGTCATTTCAGAGCTAGCTAATATAGTTCCGTTTTTAGCTATGCCTATACTTATGTTTTGATTCGATGCACCAGATCTAACCGCTGTGTTTACAGTAATTAAAAACGAAGTGTTAAAAGCTCCTGTATACGTTAGCCTGTTATTTGTATGTGTGAATTTAGAATTATTACTATCTGCTGTAGTTGTACCTAGTGCTTTTACCCATGTATTTACATTAGGCACTCCGATTGGTGTATCTGTAGTGTTATTTACCATGTAATAAAATCCACGCGTAGTAGTGTTTTGTATACCTACGCAGTTAGTAAATAAAGATTTATTACTTGTTTGGTCTACACCTGTAATGTAAGTACCACCACCACTAAAATTAACAGTATCTAATATGTATCTTTCGTTACCTACACTAGCAGAAGTTGAAAAATTTATGCTAGTTTCACCACTTAACGTAACGAATGAAGAGTAAATTATCCTAAATCTACGTGAAATTGTAGCTGTACTTAAAATTGTTATTGCAGTTCCACCACTCGCACAATCAAATAAGCAGTTCCCAAATGCAATAGTACCTATCGTGCCATCGAATGTCATGCCACTAGAATTAAGAAACGCACTATCTCCCATGACAAAGTTGGAATAATCCTTAATTGTACCTATTGTAGCACAATTAACAAAGTTTATACCGAACCAATCTAGTGCAGTATTTACTCCGTCTCCATCTAAATCCAATACTTTACCATGTGTAAATGATACGTTGCGTAATGGTAGTGAGTATTGAGATGTAATCAATGCCGTTGATGAACTTAGTCCTGTAGATTTTAGGTAACAATTCTCAGAACTACCACCAATAATACTAGTATTTTGACCGCCTACTAATCGGTCTCCTGTTAAATCGACTGTTGTTGTTATGAAATAAGTGATGCTGTCTTGCAAGGTTATCACTCCACTTACAGCAGTTGGCAGATCTGACTTGCTAGCTACAAAGACTATGTTTCCCGTTGCAATATTAGAAGATACAGATGTAGCAAAATTACTATACGATATCTTCTTTGGTACATCACTCGTAGCATCATCCAAATATAGACTATCCGTACTATCTAATGTAGTTACATCTTTATACCTTACAAAATATGGTATTTCACTCATAGTTTTTCTAGTAAGTCTTTAATCTCATTTAGTACATCGTCTTGCATCTCTAATTGCTCTAGTCCATCATATTTACCCTCGATGCTGAATCCATTGAACTTACCATCTTTTATACCTTGGTAAACTTCTTCATTGTAAACTTTCATCTTTACAACCCAAGCACCAACTGGAGCATTAAGTTTATATAGGTTTGATTTATCATTCTTAGTATCTTCAACAATCCACGATTCAATTAATGCTACTCCATCAACATTTTCTGCATGGTCCACAGTAACATTGTTTCCGTACAATTTCTTCATGTAAAGTTCTTGCGTTTTAGCAATTGTTTCAGCACTAAACGAAACTGTAAATTCTTTATCTTTTATACGTCTTAATATCTTTTTTTCAGGGACCAAAGCAAGTCCAATCACTTCACGTTTATTCTCGTCGATTACTTTCATTTCAACTTCCATCTCAGAAAGCAAAATAAAATCTTCCTCAATGGCAGGTCTGTCGACAAAACTAATTGCAAAGACACCTTGCTCTTTTTCGTCCTTAATTGTAAGCTCTATATTCTGTAACTTTTCCATATAATTATAACTTATAAAGTGGCATTTTGTATTTTTTTCTTATCTAACATTTGCTGTGTCGTAACGTCCGAACCTACAACATACGCTTTAATCGGTGCTTGGTTTAATTGAGCCAATTGCGTTTGATTTTGTGAGCCAATAATATTAAAGTTTGGTGTTACAACTTGGTTTTGATTACCGCCATCGCCACCTCCTGCACTTGGTGTGGTAATAGAACCTGTAGCCCCACCTCTGAATTCTTGCTTACGAATATTGTTAACCATAGCCAAACCTGCAGTTGCAGTTAAACCAGCAGCTATTCCTCTTAATATAGGCCCCCCCGGCGTATCTTTGAGCGCACCCAAAGATGCTTTGAAAGTATCCATTAAACCACCCGCAATATTCGCTGCCTTCTGAATCTCAAATGCTCTCTTTTGTTGTTTCTCAGATTTCCCTGCAAACGATGTTGCTAGGTCTCCAATTACATTAAGTGATTCACGTACTAATTTCCATTTAGTATCCGCTAATATTATTGCATCTGCTTTCTCTTTATCTCTTCTTTCTTGCTCTTCTTTATACGCTTTATTTTGTAACTCTGTTCTTGCTTGGTAGTTTTGATTGTCAATAAATAATTCCTTATCTCTATTTTCTTGATAGTTTTCTAAATTTGCTTTTCGCATTTCAGCACCCCTCTTCAAAAATGCATCTTCACCATCTAATAATTCTTTGTCTTTTTTTGCTTTCTCTTCCCTAGCTTTCTCTTCCCTAGCTTTCTTATTTGCTTCTGCTTTATCTGCTAATACTTTACGTTTTGCCTCAGCCTCTTCACGTATCTTTGTCCTAGCCTCTTCAATCTCTATTAACTTCGCATTGTACTCTTCACTACCTTTCTCTAGCATCTTAAGTTCAGCACCCATTAATCGTAGCTTTCTATCTGCTACATCCTTACCTTTAGCCTCTAATAAATCTAGCTCAAATTTCCTACTCTTTAGAAACGCATTTTGTTTTATCTCTTTATCTTTCTCTTCAAACCCTTTATTGTAAGCATTCGCAATATTCGATCCTACTTTTTTAGCATCTTCATAAGCACCTGAAAAGTCACCTCTGAACACGTCTCCAATAACTTTTGCTACAGATTTAAAACCTGCAATAATAGCGTCTAATGTTCCACTTGCAACTTGACTGAAATTCCTAAAAAAGTCACCAATCTTTTTGAAAGCTGGAAATGATTTTTCAACCCATCCAGTTAACTCTTTCCAATTGCTTACGATCAATCCAATTGCCAAAACTATTAACCCTATTCCTGTAGATCCAATTGCCGTCTTTATAGTTGCAAATGCATTTTTTGCTATTGCCCCTAAATTTTTAAATGATTGAATACTTGCCGTAACCCCATCAATACCTTGCGCTAATGCCATGGCAGATTGTACTTTCAGAAGTTGTTCCTGTAGTTGTTTACTCTCAACACCAACTAATCCTAATGCACCTTCGTATGCTTGGAACCCATTTACAACACCGCTTAAAGCACCACTTAAAGCAGTAAATTTAGCGTCAGGATTAAATGCGTCTGTAAGTTCTTTTGCATCTCCAATAGCGTCCTTAAGTTCAGCGGCACGTTTAGCAGCATTGATTGCCTGTGCAGAAGCAGCACCAAACTTTTCAGAAAGTGTTTGTACTTCTTGTTGCGCTTCCTTTAATTGTGCTTTAAGAGATTGCGCATTTGTCTTTACTTCTAGTTCAATTACTTTCTTTTCTGCCATTGTACTTTGCTTTCAATAATAACTCTCTTTTGCCTTGTTTGTAGTTTGCGATAAAGGACTCAGATAATAGATATTTTCCTTTTGCAATATCTATGTTTTCACTCACTCCGTAGAAATTATCTACTTTGAGCAATGCTATTATTTGTTCGATCATGATTGTGTTATATAAAAATCGTAAATACTTGTTGTTCCATCTGAATTCGTGTTCGTTGCGTAAACTGGAATAGTAGCAACTTGACCTTCTTCATTCACTATTCCCCAACCATCTTCTGTAATTAATCTATCCGTTCCAGATTCTAAAACTATTGGTGTAGGTGTATTTGTATTTGCCGGTATAGTTACATCTATACTCGCACTTTCTGTTATTACAGATGGAGAAAAAGACACACCTACAATAGGACTTGAAAAAGAAGCGGAACTACTGCCATTTGGCAACCCCCAATCAATTGGAATAGTACCACCATCATCAGGTACAATAGGAGTCACAACATTATTAACCATCGACCTAAAATCATTTAATAACGATAAATCAACTTGGCCGCTTGTAATATCTGATTTAATCTCGTTTATTATGTATCTCTTATCTCTAATTATAAGCCTATCATTTAACTTTAATTTAGTAATTAATGACAAGGGGAAGTAAGACTTTACTCTTACTAATCTACATTTAGGATTAAATATGTTTTGTAAATAGTTTTGATAATATAAAGAATACAAGTTATTTGTTAATGGAAGATTAGGTGCTTTAACATCGTTTTCTGGGTGCCATGTTAACGAGTATTTAACGCCTGAAATATCTAATGCATTACTAAATATATTGAAGTCGTTATATAAAGTAGATGTTACCCCATTATTTAAATATAAAGTGTCATTTATTCTACCATTATAATAAAACAAAACAGGCTTAGGAATATATGGTTTGTAATCTGGGGCTTTTGTCAAACAATAACCAACTTGGAAATCATCTTCGTTAAAGTTATTCATTAATAAACTTTCAAATGGAGCACTAATAGTAAGTTCTGACCCTTCATTTTGTAGTTCAATATTCGTGTTTGAATACTCTCTATCTACAATGTTAGTGTCATAGAAATTACGATTCATAAACGACTCTGACTTTTCGTATTTAAAAGATATTTTTTTATACACATTAGGCTTCTCAATAGTTATCGAGTCAGTGTCCGTGTATTCAGTAATATCATAAATAGCTCCTTTATTATACCATAAATCCAAAGGCTCAATAGTAAATACATTTGTATCTGTAGCGTAACAGGTAGCATTAAACATCTTAAGAATACCACTAAAAAAATCTGCAATCTTAATGTCAGGTATTTTAGATGAAATATCCAATGTTGCCGTTGTTTCAATAGGACTAAATACTATACCTTGATAAAAATCATTGTAGGTTGGGTAATTTATCGCAGCCTGTAAATTCATTGTTAATGGAGTGTCAGATCTTACAATAACATTAAAAACTATCCCATTGTCAAGTGCCGTAAACGTGTACATTACAGCTCCAGTTATCGCTCCTTTATATGTAAATGTTTCTACTACTTTACCATTCCTGTATAAGTCTATATAGTAGATAGTTGTAGCACTAGACAAATTACTTACTGTTACAAGAAATCTCGCAGTTTTTACAGCAAATATACTAGTCGCACTAGAGTCATCTAGGTTTTGACATTTAATAGCATTAGTAGACAAATCAAAATTAAACCCTTTCCTTACTGGATATAGAATACCACCCCATCCATAAAATGAAGGTATGTTTGTTGTACCAGTACTTGGATATGTTATATACGCAGCTTCACCACTAGTTTTTAATGTGTATGCCTCTTCGTTTTTTAACCAAAGATATATCTTATCCCATTTCTCATTTGTTGACTTAAAAAAATCTGAATTAAATGTTATCCCAAATTTACTTTGAATTAAATCAAATAATATAGATACTTTTATAGCAGGAAATAATTCATTGAAATTTACAGCTCCAGCGCTTGTTTTAATGTCTGTGCTCACCCCGTCGTTATAAGTCCAAACACGCTTTGAAGATATTAACGGATACATTATATCTTGCTGTGTACTACTCGTAACTTTATTAATTACTTCTGTTGCTGTATAACTTACATTGTAAGGAGTCAAATCTAAATCACTTAATTTAAATTCCTCAAACTTATCTTTTAGAGTAAGCAAATCACCATAGAAAGTGATGGTATAATTGTCAGGTCTTCCATTCTTAATCTCAGATTTTTCAACCATGATTGTACCAGTTCTAAAAGTAGTTAACCCAACCTCTATCCTAGCTCTAATTCTAAAGTTAAAATTCCACTGATACTCTCCATTAGTCGTAGCAACATCTACATCTGATTGGTAAAAATGGTGTAGTATTGCATTATTAACAGGGCTTGCTGGTATTGTAAACGATTGTGTAAAGTCAGTGTAAACTTTAGAAATGTCTTGTATGTTCTGAATACTACTTGTAAGCTCGATTTTTTCATCATTAAATAATTCTAGTTTAGAATAGTCACCACTTCCGCTAATGCTTTCTACATATACATCTACTATCCTCTTCATTATATCACGTTATTTATAGAATTATATGCAAACTCAAAGTCTAAACTATAATTAATCATGTGATTATTTATGTTTTTCATCAATTCTAAGGACTTTGTTTTACATACCGCAGGCTTATTATCAATCAATATACGTTCACTCATTAGAAGTTGTTTAATGTTTGAGCTAAAATCTTCGTTAACATACCCACTATTTACCGAAATTGTCTCCATTCCGTTAGTATTAAACGATCTTTTTTGTCCTTGCAATACATCGTAGTTACTTGAACTTTGCATTACATTGTAATCGTTAGACTCAATAGATATATTAGTTTTAGATGCCTTAAAAAAGAACTCTCTTTGCCATGCTCCATACTTGTTTATGAAGTCAATCGTAACTGGTGTATATTTAGGCTCACAAATAGGAGTGAAATCCCATGTAGCTAAAACAACATCGGCTGATGATAATATCGATAATTTGTTTAAACTTCCAGATACTCTTGGAATAGTGTACCATTTACTTGTAGCAACAGTGTATAGTTCAACCTCTCCAGCTGTTATAGTCCTTCCTGTATTACTAGGACTTCCTGATATAGTAGGTACTGACCCCCCAAAGTTTGGAGTAATTGTCATTGTATTTGTTGCAGGATTATAAGAATAAGACAAAATAGTGCCTGTCCAAGATGTTACTGTAAAACCATCAGAATAGGTAAAGTATAAATAGCTTCCTATAACAATATATGAGCTATAATTACCACTTAAAGTTATTGTTGTAAGCTCTCTTATCCCCGGGGCAACAGACACTGAATTAACTGTTGCTGAATTAGAAGTAAATGATTGTCCATATTTCACCTTCTCACCCGAATTTAGATAACAAGCAATTTCCCCCGCATATGTCGCATCTTCATTATAAAAGTATTCTTTTTGCTCTAGTAAGAATCTTCCATTGTCGTAGTTGTATCCCGACTCGTAAAACGAATATCCATCATGTGCGTAATGAGTAGCTGAATCTAATAAGGTGTATGTAGTTCCTGTTAACTTATAGCGCTTAATAGTTACGTTACACCATTGTGTAGTTGCTAAATCAGTAAATGAAGTTGATAAAGCTACTGGTGATTGTGTAGAAACATGAGATAAATACTCCCTAACGTATGGAGAAATATCGTACTCCGTGTTACTATTAGCAGAACTTGGAATAAGTTTAGATAGTGTGTATTGTGGTAAAGCAGGAATAGATCCTGTTCCGTTCCAAATAAATACCTCTATCTTACTTCCTATTTGTCCTGATGCATTTACAGCTATGATATAAGGACTTCTTACAAATATGTTTGCCATTTATTTTGGTTGTTGAATTGTATACTTAAATAACTCTTCTGCATCCAATCCGTATTTAGCAACCAACTCTTCTGGTAAATTTTTATAGGCTTTCTCAAATGGTTTTGTAAAGAATAGTGATGGTTTAATACCTCGCGCCCAAATGTTTTTAGCCGTGATAAATCCTATCGCTTTATAGCTACCTTTAATGTATTGTCCTTTCTTATTTCTTAATCTTAAACCCTTTCTTTGTGCCCACTTCGCTATAAGGTCAGAAGGTGGTTTCTTAGTCTTAAAACTATATGGACTATTAGGTGCTTGTTGTCCTTTTAACTTTGCGTTTGGAGAAACCTGTGACGGGTCTGCACCCTTTACCCCTTTGTCTACATAAGCACCGTATTCCCCTAAATCAAAAGCAAGATAAAAAGAGTTAGGCATCACTTTTGCAACGCCTTTAATCGTATTATACAATCCCTTTCTATCGTTTTTCTTTAGCTTAGTAAGATTAGATTTCGATTGCTGAACTACATAATCCTTAAACTTATCTAACTCTTCCTGTACGTTTAACATATAGTCATTTCATTACTCATTACTATATCAAATGTCATGGTGCAACCAGCAACATCATCTGTAAATCTATCAACAAAGAATTCAAAACTTGCCGTGTCAGATTCTATAGAGTAGGATTCACTCATTTGACCTCTTCGCATATCTTCAAACGCACGTTGACAAATCATTAATGTTTGATTGTGTATGTCATCTTCGTTGTTATTACCGTAATATAAATGCGTTAAATCTTCCTTAGTATAGTCTACTATGTCCATAACAATTAACGTAATACTAAACCTAATAGTATTCGATTCAAACGCACCGTTATCAATCATTACGTGAGCTAAAGGATACATATCTTTTTTAGCGTTTGTAATCTTATCCAAGCTTCCTTTCGTAACCTGGTTTACTAACGGGTCTGTTATTAAGAAATTGTGAAATGCCTTGGTGAAATCATAGTATCCTTTCATGTGCTCTTTTTATTTGTCTAGTTTCTATTTCTGACTTCTGCTTTTCAAATGTCAACATCGTTAAGCACTCAAAAAGTCCTGTTTCTGTAACTCGTTCAAACTTTGTAATGTCTCCTTTAGCGAGTTGATATATTGATTGATACCATCCCCATTGCTTTCCAAATTGAGTTGTCTCGCTAAAATCGTTTTGCTCTTCTTGGTCATCTTGTTCTCCAAATAAGACAGGGTAGCTGTCAATAGCTCGTTTCCTAAAGTCCAAAAAAAAACCGATGCAGGAAGTACAACATCAAGCGGTGCGTATTTCATTAAGTCAGCATAGTTAGCTGTCCCACTGTATTTATCTATGGTATACTTATTCCCTTTCTCACTCGTAATAGGTCGGTACATAACAGCCATTGCCTTGTGGAATGATTGTACATCGATTATGTTGGACTCTAAATCTATATACTCACCAAATGAGATATCTTCTAACTCATTAATGAATCCAAACTTTACACCTTGTATCTCGAATGTCTTCTTTAGCTCTAGTTTCTTATCGAATAATCCTTTGAAATGAGTAACTAAGTCTATTACATCTGACAGCTTAATATTAACTACGTTCTTTAATTCTATACCACAGAAGATTTCTATCATCTTCTGAGATATAAACAAGTCAGAGTTGTCCTTATTTGACGCAACTACCATGTATTTTTGGTAGTGCATCAAAGGTATCTCGCTTAACGATGTTGGTATTACTAGTTCTAACTTCATTCGCCTATTAAAAAATTAACTAAATCTTTTATTGCTTCTTTGTCTAATTCTATTTGAGCTCCTTGTGGTCCACCATCATCTATATTTATAATAAACATATTATTATGGTCGATACAAGCACTAATGCCTCTATGTATATCTATTTGGTCTAAATATTCTACACAGTTTCTATCTTTAAAATCTTTTATTTCCATTATTTAATATTCTTTCTAATAGCTTTCCAATACTCTAAGCTCCCTTGGAACTTCATTATCTCATTGTCGATAGCTTCGTACATTGCTAACTTCCAATTGAACCCATGTTCTGCTTTAAACTTTTCCACTAGTTCTAATGTTACATCTCTAATGATGTCCTTCTTGTTCGGTACTTGGAACGTTACTTCTTTAACTTCTGTTTTCATATTTTGTATTTAGTAAATTGAATACTTCCCTTTGTTTGGATTAGCTAACTGGTAACTAATCGCATATCTCATTGCATCTAAGCAGTGATTGTATTTGTCTATCGGTGTTTCAGACTTTTTTTCAAGCCAACAATAGTTATTTAATTCCTTTATCAAATTTACGGAATTTTCTTCAATAATCAAGTCGTAATCTTGGATTAAACTTATACCATATTTAACTGAATCTGCTCCCTTAATTGTTGCTACTATATTTAAACCTCTTGCTTTAAGTTCTGCTATCAATCTAGGCTCTGAATTGTCACCTACTATCAAATCCCTTCCTGCAAATTGTTGGTTTAGTTGTGCAAGTTCAGACGTTGTTAAACCTTGCTTATGTATGTGCTCTTTAATGTATATCTTTTTGTTTGTCCGATCAATTGACGTTTCAATTAATGTCGATGGATCGTTGCTGAAACCATAATCTTGACCGAACACCGAACCATTATCTTTATTGAACTCTCCTATCTTCCAGTTAGTGTAGATAACTCCCTCTGCCTTTTCTAACCAACCCCCGAGGATAGTGTGTTTATACTTATCAGGTCTACGTTCTTTTATTGTTTGTATTTGATTTAAAAAAGATTCAGATAAGTTGTTATAATTATCCAAGTATGTCGTATGTATATATGTAGTATCTCCTTTAATTGTATTGCTACCAGCTTCAACTCCTTTTGACTCAAAGAACTTTTGATAAATGAAGTGTTCTTTCGTAGCAGGGTTAAGTATTAATATTACCCTATTCTGTTTGTCTTTGGATCTTATCGAATAATCTATCTTATCAAATGTATCCTCATCTGTTAGCTCTTCTGCTTCATCTAATATCCATGTCGTAACTCCAGCCAATGATTTAAGGTTTGCTGTTTGAGTTCCTGAACTTGTTTTGATACCCTTAAATAATATCTTACTTCCTGTCCTTAAGTTTATAATCTCATCCTTTGTTATATGAAAGTCTGAGTGCTTATCTAGTACATCAATCTTATCAATAAATTCAGGAATAATAGAAACGTGAGCAGAAGTAAGTGTATATCTCGTAAATAGAATGGTATGCCCACTTTCATAAGTAAGTAGTAGAAGTAGCAAGTTAATGCTGTAAGACTTACCACTACCCCTACCACCAGTAATAATAAAATATCTGCTATCACTTCCAAAAGGTTTGTATTTAGGATTCAGTGTTACCAAAGTTAATCAAATCTTTTAGTGATGTTGTATTGATTGTGATGTCTGATTCTACTTTCTCCTTAGGTTTACCATAAGCATATTCAATGATAATCTTTGATGCACTAATCTTATCTGTGTCTTTTGATTTATCGCTTACTACTATATTAGCTAGGCATTGTATTGCATCTAGTGAATAAGGCATCATTAAATCTCTTATTCTATTCTCTTCATCTTTTGGTTTGCGACCTGCTCCTGGTCTTGCACCTCCTGGTCCTGCCATATGATTTTGTATTGTTTATTCAATTAAGGCAAATTACTAAAAAGTACTTACCTGAGTATATAACTTGTATTATATCGTTATTAGTATGTGTCATATATTTTCTTTAAGTCTTGATATTGATCTCTCAAACAAGAAGCACATGAAGTATATTCTAATCTCCCTGTTTGGAATACTCTGTTGTGTGTTCTTTGCATTAGCATAGAATCTACTAACGATGTCTCTGCTTTCTTTAATCCTCCTTCACTTAACCAAAGATACTCATCCTCATTAAGGCAAAGTGGTTTCTTTCTATAAGACCAAAGTTCATTAAGTTTTGCTTTACGTTCATCACATCCACAATCTTCTCCCAATATAAACTTTGCCACCTTATCTATTCCTGTTGCTTGGAGTACGTTCTCTATTGTATCCCCTAGTCCTGTTGCTTTTCTTTTAGCCATTCGTAATCTTCGTTTAAATAATCTTCATAGTCTTCATTAAGTAAACTCCTTAAGTGCTTTTTTGTTCTATTGGTGGTGTAAAATATACAAGATAGACTGATTCCTGTCTCTTTAGATAGTTCTCGCATTGACTTGCCACTTGTCACGTATAGTTCGAATAGCATTTTATCAAACCAATCAACATTATTAAGTTCGTCTTTAACGCGTTTATTTAACTCTCCGTATGCAATTATACTTTCAGTCTCGGAAAGCGCGTCAGAAACGGTCTTATCTAGTTCAAACGTTACAGGTTCTTTCTTTAAGAAGTCAAAGTAAATATTGCGTAATGTTATCCATACGAATGACGTTGCAATCTTTTGGTCTGGTTTAATGTATTTATCTAATCGAAGGTACATTTCCTGCACAATGTCTTCAGCTTCTGTTTTAGCACCAAAGGACCGAGCGATATTCACCCAGTCCTTATGTTTTTGTGCTATTATTTCTATTTGCTTAATCATGCTTAGTCATGCTTGTAATCTTCCAACTTTGAATGGTGTTAAAGAATACACCAGCTTCACGTTTAGACTCTTGAGCTTTCAGATTGTAGTCTACTTCGACCACATCTCCTACTCGATTGTATTTAAGTACGTTATCCACTTTTGCTTCTCCAAATACCTCGAAGTTACATGACTGCGGATACTCCCCTTCGTTTTCTACTACATGAACATACAGCTTTTTGTAGTTCCCTAATTCGATTACCTCTCCAATGTGTGTAATCACTCCTTTAAATTTACTCATCCTTTTTAATTTTTTACTAATATAAGTATATTTTTTTTAACTGAGACTCAACTCCCTTTAATTTTTCAATATATAACGTCGCATCCATTAACTCCTCCTGTAGATGCTGTAGGAAGTCATCGGTGTTATTGTCTTCAAGTGTTGTGCCATACTTCGCTATCCCTACTTCTGACCTTGTTTTGTATGCTTCGATAACCTTTGCTACGATTGCATCTTTCGGTGTGAAATAGTCTTTACTAAGCTGAAATAAATCGTCTCGCATTGTTGCGTTCTCGTGTTTCAATTGACGTATCTGCTCAAACAATTGACTTACTAATAGTTGTTCCATTTTCAAATTGTACTTAAGTTCTTCTTTCTTTGTCATAATAATTCTATTTCTTGTTTAACTTCATTCCAATATTGAAATGCAGATTTATTGTTAGGTGCTTTTTCAATAGGTGTTAATTGCTGTATAATTTCATCAACTGCAATTAACGCACATTCTTTCGCTATATCAAAAGTACCATTAAAAATATGATTTGATAATTCGTAATTATATTTATCAAATAACTCGTTTGCTTTTTCCTTTGGTGTCATATCTTCTTTATTTTAATATTTATTACTCCTTTATCTAATTCAGCTATCTTACTAAATGCTTTCTTTGACAGGTCTAGTGTTACTTTACGGAATGATCCTGTATCTGTAACTTTAACTATAACCGACTTCCCATTGTCTAGGTTAGTTACTTTTAGTTTAGTTCCTAGCTTATGTGTATTTGATGCACATGTCAACTTATTTGCGTCATAAACTTGACCTGAACGCATAACTTTACCTTGGAATGTATCACTATAGTAAGTAGCTTTAAAACTTGTTAGAACACACCAAACACACATTGCGATTATTATTTTCATTTGATTCTAATTTTATCAATTACTTTACGAATATTCTTTGTGATGTAAACATATTGATCTGATTCCTGTATGTTAATTTCACTTGTCAACGGCTCAACATGTGATTCGAGATACTTAATAAAGTTGTCTATCACATCGTAGTTATTCTCTCTAAAGATATTACCTTCTGGCATATCTTCTAACTTCTCCAAAGCAACTTGCATAAGGCATAGTACTTGAAACGTATTATTTATTTGTTTATTCATGACTAATATATTTTAAATTATCTATGTTAAATACAACTTTAATTCCTTCTAAATCCTTTACTCTTCTCCATTGTTGATTAAGTATATCCTCTGATATTTTATCGAAGTCTCTACCAGATTCAAACCTTATAATATCTCCACATCTCATTTTTACTTCAATTATCATATCTTCTTAAAATTAGTTTTAAAACATTCTACACTCATAACGATGTCCAATCCTTTCAAAGGCTTTACTCGGATGAAACCATTGCCACGAAGTATTAACGTGACAATGGTGTTATCTCTCTTATCTAAGTAGCGAACTGATTCTATCATCGTATTGCTTTAAGAATGTTCTTGCGTTCGTTACCTTATCTTGCATTGCTAAAATCATTGATTCATCATATTCTAAGTCAAACGCAAAGAATCGTTGCTCAATAGGAAGGTGTGAGTATGTAACCTCGTTACCATAGTTTACAAAGTCAGGTGTATCTAATAAAACGTAAACCAACTTTGCTTTCTTTAATCCTAACAAATGCATGTACACTTGTAATTGTGCTTCATAGTCTTTATTGATTGGAGAGGTTACAGCATCTAAGAAAGTTTCTGCAGACCAGCTACATTTGGTGTCTATTACTAAGTCAGATGTATAACAGTCAGGTGTACCTTGAAAGTGTTCATCGTTAAAGTGTACTAAGTTCTTTTCTAAGATCCCTAATCCTAATCGTTCAGCACAAATATCTATTGCTTCCGCTTCACAATGGATTCCCTTCTCCAGGTACTTTGAATGTATTTCTTCACGTACACCATACTTTTGTTCAGCATAGTTCTTCTTAAGGTAGCTAATTAAACTTGTACCTAACTTTAAATCATCTTTACCATTGGTTAATAATAAACCTGCTTGACTAGCCCTGTGGCGAAATATTTTATTTTCCATTTTGTAATAATTTTTGTACTGATTCACTTACTTGATATTTGCTTTTTACTTGTTCGATGGTAAACTTACCTGAACTTAACGCTGTCTTTACGGCTTCGAAGTTGGGAGTATTAACTTCTAATGCTGGAAGTTGTTTGATACTTGTAACTGTCTTTACTCTCAAAGCATCTACATTCTCCCCAAAGGCTCTAATCTTCGCTACATACAACGTAATATCTTTACCAACCCAATCCTCAATGTAAGGACTATTTAACGCTTTAGATATGTTCTTTGCATTTGTTGAATTTACGATCATTGGTTTGTGACCTTTTAAGTAAATTACCATAGCTTCTTCTTTCTTGTCGCCATTCTGAACCATTTCCTTAACGGCTCTTTCGATTGTCACATTCAACTCAACTGAATTAGTTCCAACCATTAACTCGTAGCTTCCAATATAGCTTGGATTACGTAGCTTTTTAAAGTGTGTTTTATTCTCCATTGTCTTTGTTTTTAAGTATTATTTCTATTAAATCTGGTTCACTAAATTCCCACATTAAGTACTGTAAGATGTCCATTGCTAGGGTGACTTGTTGTGGCTTGGTATTTACCTCCTCTCCTAAAATGTAACCTAGCCTTTTAATTTGCTTTAGGTTGGTTTCGTGTTTATCCGTCAAGTTCGCTACTATCTTCATCTTCTTTTAATTTTTGTATTTGTAATTTAATTATATCAATCATATCTAATTGACCTTCGATTTTTTCAGTTGCTCCGTATTCATTAGATTTTCTAATTAATACGCTTTGAAAACCTTTAAGGTATGCTTCAAGTAATTCTAGTTTATCGTTCATCTTCATTTATTTTAAGTTCTAATTCGTCTATTACTGATTCTGCTAATAAATCCATAATATCTTCTCCATTATGGTACACTCTTGTTATACATTCAAAACCACCTTCCGCTGGATGATCATATGTTTGGGGAGTGTAGTAGTCCCAGTCGTACTCGCAGTCTAAACTAATCCCGTAGTAGTCTACTTTTTTTGTTGATGTTGGCATATTTCAAATATTTAATTGTTTATATATGCAAATATAATACATTTATTATAATATAATCACATTTCTATAATTATTTTTTGAAATTCTTTTAGTGAACGTATTAAATAATATTTAAATCCTTGGTTTTCAACAATTAACTGAAAGTCTTTTTGTTTCTCGGATTGCTTTCCTGTATCTGTTTTTAGTTCTATGAAGTAAACTTGACCAAAATGTATCATAATTAAATCAGAAACTCCAGCATATAATCCTGTTGCAATCTTCCTCATTTGCTCAACTGCATTTTTAGAATCGTTTGGCACACTAAAAATAATATTTCTAGGATTGTGATGTTTTAAGCAATATGTATTTCTATACCACATTACTATTTCTTGCTGGATCTTGTCTTCTGTCTTCATACTATTCTTTTTAAAATTTGCATTTTTGCCCATGCTGGTTTAAATCCTTTATACTTTCCGTATTCTCTAAAATCATCTGCGTTTTTTAATTGGTGAAATATCCAATTTTTATTATATCCTTTTGCGATTGCTATTAATTCTAATTCTCTAAAATCTGCTTTTTCAATCCTGTTTTTTAATCTAGTTTTAGATAGTTCTTGTAGTTCAACAATTATATCTTTTTCTTTTTCTTGGTCAGACTTTTCAAATACATGACCACACTCAGGACATTCCATGATTGATGCGTAAAGCAAATAACCACATTTACATTCTTTAATTGGTGCAGCACCTTCTTTCTTTTCTTTTTTAGATAGTGACCAGCTTCTAGGTTCTTCCCAGTAGTTATGTTGCCTTATATTATTACCAAAATCTAGAATAGTAAATGAATTTTTAGAACTTGTAACACGTGACCCACGACCAACCATTTGAAGAAATAAAGGTAAAGACTTTGTTGCTCTATAAAGTATTACTACTTCAATTGTAGGACAATCAAAACCTGTAGTTAAAATACCATAATTTGAAAGTATAGCTCCTTCTGTATTTTCAAACCAATCTATTATTTCGTCACGATTACTCATGTAACAATCTACGTGCATTGCTGGAAGTCCTTTATCCACAAATGATTGTACTAATTCTTTTGATGAATCTATATTTGGACAAAATACAATTGCTTTTTTACCATTACAAATTCTAGTATAATTGTCATAAACTCCATGAAATAGTTTTATTTCAGAATATTTATCTGCTAAACTCTTTTCGTCGTAGTCACCTCCTTTTGTTTTTACACCTTTAAGGTCAATTTTAACGCCATAAGAAATAGGTTTTGATAAATTGCCTTTGTTTATTAATTCGGGTGTATCTATGACTTGAATAATATCTGTGTAAAATTCATCTAAAGCACGTTGTTTTCCTTCTCTAAATGGTGTAGCTGTTGCACCTATTACATAAGTCTTTTCGTTTATGTGTTCAAAAAGATTATCAAAGATAGATTTATGTGCTTCATCTATAATAATTAAATCAAGACTATTAATCCATTCTTTCATTATATCTATTCTACGCATTATAGTCTGAATCATACCAACAAAAAGGGATTCGTTTAAATCCACCTTTTCATTTGGTTTAATTAATTGTGGATTCATACCTAATTTTGTAAGTACACTATCCGATTGTGAAAATAATTCTTTTCTATCTGTAAGAATCAATACTTTATTTCCTTTTGTAAAGCTATTTCTAGTCATATAAGAAAACATGATAGTTTTGCCGGAACCTGTGGGAGCACATAAAACTACTTTTTTATTTCCTTTTACAAAACTATTTCTTAGTTCTGCAATATATTTTTCTTGGTAATCTCTTAATTCTAATCTATCCATGATTTCGTTTCATCTTTAAGTCCGTATTTTTCTTTTACTTTATATTTCCAGCCATCTTTCTTTTGAATTTGATCCCCGAAAATCTTCTTTAGCATAGTTCCAAAATTCTTCATGGAAAGTATTTTTTGCTTTGAATTGCTTTCTATTACATCTTTAATTGCAGTTGCAGTCATCAATATAAATCCTTCATCATCACTAGGTACTTCAAAGAATCTCAGTATTAATTCTTTTTCAAATGGTATAGTTTCAAATTCTTGAGATACTTCCATTAAGATATTTATCTCGTCTTTATCTAGCTGCCATTGAACGCCTGTAGTGTACATCCTATAAAGTTCCATAAACAATTCGTCTTTATCTACTGAATTATACAGCTCATGATTAATAACATCTACTTCAATTGGAAGAATACGTGTGTTACCCGTTGGGTCATTAATTACAGCTTTGTCATTTGTAGTTCCACAAAGTAAAGCAAGTCTTTTAAAGTCTTCATTATGCCTTCCGTATGGAGCACGTAATGAAAAGAAATTTTTAGATGTAAGTTCTTTAAATCTTTTTTCGTCTTGCTTAGACTTACCTCCCATTTCATCATCTAAAACAATTAACTTTTCACACATCAAAAGTTCATCATCTTTACCTTTATCCATATTTGATTCTGCATAATATTTTTGCAAGCCAGCTGGAAGTAATCGTCTAAACCATTCAGTCTTTCCTGTATTTTGCCCACCTGTTAAACACAAAACTGAACGTACTGGATGTCCATCGTAGCAAGCAATAATTGAAATTAGCCATTTTCGAATCCATGTTTTTTTCATTGAACTTCTAGTGGATATTGTTTCAATTATCTTATCTATATTTCCTGTTGAATTTCTATGCTTATTAGCTTCAATATATTGCTGAATAGGATTAAATTCTAGTGTAGCTTCGGACATTATAATTCTTTCAATTAAATCATATGTTACAGCATTATCATCAAATGTCATACGAGCTTTTAAATACAAAGAATTAAAATGCTCTTTCTGCATTTCTTTACCATCAATCTCATATTTATGAGTGATTACATTTCTACGTAATTGATGCTTTTTAAATATAAAATTTGAAACATTAATAATTATATTCTCCGTACCTGTTTGATGTCTTACATCTATATCATCTCTTTCGTATATTTCCTCTACTAGTTCTTTTGCTTCCTCAATAGTTAGATTTTGTTTTTTAGAAAGTTCTATTGCAGATTCACTTTTTGAAACGCCGATTCTTTTATTCAGTGCAATTTCATTTACAGTCTTATTTGCAGAATATTTAGAAATATCTGCGCCAGCTTGTTTAAGATAAAAGTAAAAAGTTCCAGCAGTTATTCCTTGACCTTTTCTTTTTAAAAGATAGTCATAATTTGAATCACAAGTGTTAGCATCATATTTTAATGATAAGCTACTCATTTTATGAAAATATGATCTTCCTTCCTCTTTAAAAGTTTCAGCACAAGCTAATCCAAAACTCAACCAATCATTATAGTCTTCTAATACATTTGTTTGTACTTGGTCTACTAATTCACCAACTTCATTACTTGGAACTATTATAGCTAATGATTTTGGTCTTAACGGCTTTTCAATTAATGATTGTGCTTTCTTAGATTTAGGATTAATATATAAATCTTCATCAAAAGTAATAAATCTAGCACTAGCTACATTTTTTGGTGCAGAATCTACTAATATACCAAACTTTGTTAAATAGTATTTTTCAATCCATCTATAACAATCTTTGTGCTTATCAGGATTAACTTTAACTATTACAGCAAAACCATTGCCACCTACAGACTTCATACAACAGTATGTATAAGGATCATTAATTAAAGCAGAATTATCTGAAAAATTATCAATATCTACACACATAAAACCACTATGCACTAGTAAAGATTTTTCATTTCTTTCTTTGAAAGCTCCGCCAATAGTTACGGCTGGCAATTTATCTTTTAAAATTTTTTGAATACTTTTATCTTTTTCTGCTCTTATTGGTGCGATTAATTCTCTCCAATATCCATTTTTAACTCTATCAATAAATACATCAATAGTACTTTCTTCTAAAGGATTTTTAACATCCTTAACACTTCTCCAATAACTAATCATATTACTTTTAAATTATCTACTCTGTTATTAAACACATCTTTATCTATCCTAGTTACTTTCTTAAATGATTCACTTATAAACTTCCTAGCAACTTCAGACGCCAAAAATACATCTTTTTTTCTACTATTATTCTCTAGTGTCAAAGTTACTTTTGTTTTATATTGATTGCATTTTATAGGCTTTAAGTTACGATTAGTGTTTCTATTCATAACATTACCAAAGTTACTTATGTAATAATGTTCTTCTAGGGGCTTCCATTCTTCTACTAATAACATTCTCCTTCTTTTTTAGAATAAATAGAATAATAACTTTCATAAGAATATTGTTTTTGCCAATTAGAACAATCATTAACAGTTGTTATTGTAGCGAAATATGTGGTTTGATGTCCAGGGTGACTATACTTTGCCCTAACAATATTTACTATTCTATCACAACCACAATTTTTAACAGGCTGTGGTGTTACCTCTTCTTTCTTACAGCTAAACAATCCAATTGCTAATGCTGATACTAATACTAATTTTTTCATAAAAAAGTTGTTAAAATAAAAAACCCCGAGTATCAGTGGTGGAAGTCACGTCAACTCGAGGATTTTAATAAAGTTCTTCTCTGTAGCTTCCACTCTACGAGGACAAATATACAACCATTTTTTATATATGCAATACTTTTTTTATTTTTTTTAAAAAGGTATAAGGATATAGGGTAGGTAGTGGATAGAATTTAGTTCTACCTTATATAGCTAAGCCCTTGCTACTATTGACTTACAACAAAAAGTATAAGGTATATAAGATAGAATTACTAATATTTAATAAATTATAAAATATATATATAAATAATATTTTTTTATTTTTTTATTTGTAGAATTGTTGCAATACATCCTTTTCTACCTTATATCCCTCACCTAGTTGATTTTTAGATAGTTGCAAAGCATTCTACCTTATATCTACCTTATATACCCTTATATTCTACTCCATCAACAACCCATTATCGTGCATTATTTCACGAATTTTGTTACGAACTAGTTCAGCCATTTCAATTTCGCTACCTTTTTCTGAGTATTTATATAGACCTCGATAGTATTGGTCTAGTTCCTCAATTACAAATGCGTATTTCCATCCGTATAGTGCGCATTTTAAATCTTCGCTATCTTCTATTGAGTCAAATTCTAGTGTTACTTTTGCCATGATTAACTTTAAATTTTTATTTTATTTTAAGGGTATAACCTCAAAACAGGGTCGTAAGTCGTGCAACTTGCCCATGTGATTTATGGAATATAAAACCTTCGATTGCTAGTGGTGAGTGTTGATACCCACTTTTATGATGCCATGAATCTGCTGGAGATGGTGATCGTAAGGATTCAATTTGAACCGACATTAAATCTCTGCTTGTTTTGTGGTGTACATGGTGAGTAAACCAGTATCGATGCTTACAATCGTGCCAATGTTGACTAGCTTCGTGGCACATTAATAATGGAAGGTCGGTTTGTTTAGCTCCGTCTCCATGTGTTGTACCTATTAAGTTTTTGCCGTATACTGAATACTTTCTATGTGCTGGTGAACGATTGAATGTAATGTTAGGATGTTCGTTATACCAGGAATAGATAGAATCCATTAGGAAGAACCCGGACATCTCATCGTGATTGGATACATTATAGACTACTTCCAGGTCTGCAATAGCTACTAGTGTGCTAATAATGTCGATATATAATTGCTTAGCCATTAGGAAGGCATCAAACCACTTCATGTGTGTATCTTGCTGAGTTCCCTTTGTCGTTTGATTTCGCGCGTTATCCGTGTTTAAAACATCGTTACCTACAATAAGTATTATCTTATCTATATTAAAGCCATAAGACTTGTTTATAATCGATGCTACGCCATCTCTGACACGTTGTACTGCCATCTGAGAATTGTATTCTTCACCTGTTTCGAACACTGAGCATAGCTTGTTTACGTGGATGTCGCTCGGGTCTATGAGTAAGCAGTGTGAGTCTTCGTCTGAATCCGTTCGAATTATCTGAATATAGTTAGGTTTGATATCCTTAACCGATGCTATAAAGTCTTCTTTAAAGTCTTCGTACTTGAATGTGTCGGTTTCGCCTTTAACGTTGATGGAATAGTGCTTGCCTTTATACCAATATGCTTTAATTTTTTCGGGATCTATTCCTACGGCTTCACACTCTTCGAATACACCACGGCTTTTTTCTTGGTTTATGATTTCAGATGCATATCTACGTTTAGTATCTGTGAATTCTAGGTTGTTTTCTTCGCAAATTTTCTTTGCTATTTTTGTAATGCTTACCCCTTGTTTATAAAGCCTAAGCATTTGTTCTTTATGTTCTACCATGTTTAATTAACTAATAAATTAATTAATTGTTTTGCATAAAAAAACTAGGCTGTAGTTACGTTGCTATATTCATAATCTAACCATACGTCAAAATTACTTTTAAAGTTACAATATGGACATTTAATTGTATCTCCTTCCATTATATTACGTTCGTATTTGCGTGGTCTTTCAGCACATGATTTACAACCACAGCTAGTTTCTTTCTTGCAGTTAGGACACGTCATTTTGTTTTAAATATAGTTCAACAAATTGCTCGATTGTTAATCCGATGTGGTTTTCTCCATTATCTCTAAAGAATTTGAAGAAGTCTATTAAGTGGTTACGTTCAATTTGTTTTGCTTCAAGTATTAACTCACTTTGAGTAGATGGAAACCATTTGTATTCTTTTTGTAATTGCTCTACTAAATAGTCTATTGCTGTCATTTCTTAAAGAAGTATTTAATTATTTCTTTTTTATTCATTGGTACAAATTCAAACTTACCGTTTATCCTTTGCATTAATCCCGATTGCTTTTTAGCTCTTTTAAAGCAACATAATCTGCATTCTATAGTTACACCTTTGTCTGCTTCACGTTGATACTTAGAATCGTTTATATGATATAAAAACAATGGATAGTTACGTTTGCATGTAAAGCATTTTTTCATATTAATTAGCTTTACAAAAACAATCGGTTTCATAATCAAATAAATCACATTGTAATTTAGATAACTCATATAAATCTTCCGCTTTTCGGAATGCTTTTTTGGATAATTCTTTTAGTTCACTTACACTTTTATTTGTTCTTAAATCAAATCTTGGTATTTGTTCGGAACTATATTTATCTTCCATTTCTTGCCACCAATCAGAAACACTTGGATTTTCTTTTACAATAGTTAATCTTTTACGTAATGATTTTTTAAAACATAAATCACAATTACCCTCGTAATCTTTTAATCCTAAGTCAAAAGATTGCATATCCCACCATTTACGAATAAACTTTTGATCAACTCTCAACTCATCGCATAATGGGTAAATTATTTGTTCTTTTTCTGCTGTATTTGATTTTCTATGTTCTTCATCTGCCCTAATTCCAATTATCCTATAAACATCAAAATCACTAAAATTTTCACGAATATATGAATCTACTGGTCTTTGTTTTAATTCACGTGTACAATTAGGCGCAGTATTATTTGGTAATGGATATTTTTTAAACATATCTTCAAAAGGCTCTCCATTTCTTGATGCTGTATTAAAATCAATAATTTTATAAGTAGTACCAATACCTTTTTCATGTATTATTTTAGCTTCCAACCAAAGAATATTCAATCCCCATTTTTTATCGCAAGTATCAATAAACTTTAATGTTTCCTCTTTTTCTTTACCTGTATTTAAAAAAACAAATAATACGTTTTCATATTTTGGATTTTCTTTAATGTATTTCGCTAAAAACATTGACGTTCTACCTCCAGAAGTCATTACAATATAAAGTTTTTCTTTCATAACAGATTATATATTTTTTTTTCGCTTTCACTTAGTTGTTCGTAGGTACAACTAAACCCGTTTATCATTTCTTGCTCTGTGAAGTACGCAGCAGTCTTACTACCCAACACAGCGTTTGAACTTATATTGTATTCACGTTCATTTTCTAGTTTTAAGTTTGCTAAGTAACCTACTGATACTTTATACTTCTTTTTTAATCGATATGCTGAGTAAAACAAAACGTTCCATTTAATTTCGGCTCTTAATTCTTTACTAATACCTGACATGCTATTGTTATTATAATTACTACTAATATCACTTTTGCTAATTTCATAAACTTGTATAGTATTTTGGTCGATCATCTGTAAAATACGTTTCTTTCATCTTTTTAACGCGTTTCATGTGCTTTCTGTCTTTTTCGATAGTATTTATTACATAATAAATAAAACCTCCTAACACAAGTTCTATCATAATTTCTAAGTATTAATTAATTTATAATGTAGTTAAAATATAAATAAAATCTTTAATAGATTGTTTATATCCTTTTTGATAATCAATATTGCCAATATTAGATATTGGTTGTTTTAAACAATTTTCTAAATCTTTAATAAGTATGTTATTATTCCATTTAGCACCATCTTTAAATGCTTTTACTTTTTGTTCAACAAAATAACCACAAGCATTTTGTTGAGCATAATTTTCAGCAGCTTCTTCTAATGTTTGTTTTTTATCCATTCTTTTGTTTCAATAATTTTAGTTAATAATTCGTATTCTCTATCAAAATCTATAGAAGAGTAATTAATGCTACAATTCATTCCGTTACATAATTTTCTATATTTTATCATGCTATCGTATTGCTCTTGTAGTATTTCTAATCTTTCATCTAAATTCATGTTCAAAATATTTAAATGTTCATTGTCACTGAACAAGGTAAAAACAGCCTAATTAAAGGCTGTCGTTGTAATTATCACAAAACTCATCACAAGCATCTAAACTTGTAGATTTAAACACAACTTGTGTGTCATTTGTAGCGTCTGATTGAGAACCAATCCAAGCAGAAGTGCCATCGAAGTAAACAAAGTGTAACATAATCTAAAAAGATTAACTCTGATAGGCGAGCAGCCTTTGTGTTTTTATTAACACCTTACAAATATAATACTTTTATTATAATATCATGACAATTCAAGAAAAAAGTTTAAAAAAAAACGCAACCGATTAAGATTGCGTCTAAAATAGAGTGGTTTATTGTTACAAAATAGGATAAGATATTCCGTTTGTATCTTTAAATGTAGGCTTGTTTTTCAATGTTTGCCATGTGTGACCAAACGCTTTCTGAAAATGTGGGTAGTCTTTAAAGTTTTTCCAATCTCCACCATGCTCGTAACCTTTGCTTTTAAAGTATTCTACTACTAACTTAAAGTAAGGAGAGTTAATATTCCAATCTATACTCTCAAAAGTTCCGTTATTATCCTTATCTAGTAGTATAGCTATATCAAATGCTAAACCATAATTATGTATCGATTGTCCTCCTTTAGCATTCGTTACTTTAGGTTTTTGGTTGTATAGTACGTTTTGTTCCGCGATACTTCGGTAAACGTAAGCAAAACGCAATCTAACACCTTTCGGTAACTTATTATTACATTCTATGTAATATTGTTTCAGCTCTTCTCTGATCTTTGGATGAGCTTGAGCTATTCGATCAATCGTTAATTGGTCCATTGTCTTCTATTGCTAAGTGAGAAATACTTTTGATTGTAGCTCCTGCTGTTAATAATACACCTCCTACGATTGGAAGTGGAGTTACTAATACACCACCTACGACTGTAAGCGCTACACCTACCTTTCCGACTTTTACCCAAAACTTAGGACGTGGTGCTTTGATTCTTTCTAAAATTTTCATGTCTATTTTGTTGTTAAAATTGTACCTATTTCGTTTGTTAAGTTCTTAAATTCGTGGTAATCAAATTCTCCTTGATATTCTTCCTTTACAAAATCCAAGCCTATATAAGCCACGAAATTACCATCTAGGAAATAAGGCGCTATATATAAGCTTTTAATCCCTTGTCTTTTTAATGCAATCTTTGTGCTAGTTTCCTTTATATTGTCTATGCATTGGTATTGTAACCTATCTAGCAGTATCTGCTGTAAGAATACAGGAAATAAACTAACTGGTAAATTCTGTAAGTTAGCGGCTTCAGAAGATATTCCATTAGCACACACTTCAAAACTCATTGACTGATGGTTACGATGATTGCCGTCGTAGTACATAATTGAGTTGTGAAATTGGAATATGTAAGCCCTATCTGCTTTATATCTTAATACAAGGTCATTTAGCATTTGTTGTACGAGAACATTATTGTTAATGTCTTTCTTAACCTCGTCTACCTTTACTTTGGATTCCACTACTTCCGTAATCAAAGCCTTGTAATGAAAAAGTATAAACGCGATTAATAGAACAATAACAACTAGTGTTTTCATTTTGCGTATCTGCTCTAATATCGACCTTACCTCGTTCATTATATAAACTCAGTTACTAC